TAAGAAGTACCACCAGCTCCGTAAGAGTTCATTGAAGCTAACATATCATCAATAGCTAAACTAGTAGCTCTATTAACGAATAACATGTTCTCTTCAATAGCACCTTGCTTATCAAACTCTGCTAAAATAGCGTCAAACTCAGCTAAATCAGTAGCAGCGTTAATACCAGTTACACCAGTAGTAATGTTACCTCTGTCTTCAATAGCAGCGAATAAACCTTCAGTACCAGTTAATGTAGTACCATCAGTTCCTAAGAAAGCATCAACTTTTGAATTAGCAGCTACAGTCTTTTTAGACTCAAGCATTGCCATTTCAATATAGTCAGTGAAACGAGCTCTTGTATCAGACTCAGCTTTTAAATACCATAAGTAACCAGAAGCTCCGCCTTCAGAAGAAACTTCAACCCAACCAATACGAGATGCATCAGATCCTGATACTTCGTAATAATCTTTCATGATAATAGGTTTGTTCTGGAAAGACTTAAACTGTGGTTCATTAGCTTGTCTTGAATCAGTCAACGTAGAACCTGGAGCGTTATAACCAACTCCTTTAGCAAACTCAGATCCATAAACTAATAAAGTTGCAGAGTCACCAGATCCAGCAGCTAAACCAGCGTTAGCAAATGTAGCTGTAGTGTTACCAGCATCATATAGCGCAATACTAATTTGATCATTAGTAACGTTTGTTACAAGACCACGTGCTGTAGCGCTAGAGTCAGCTACTAATACCATATCGTTAACTCTTACACCATGATCAACAGCTGAAGTACCAACAGCGTTACCGTCAATATCAGTGTCGATTTCAAAAGTACCACCCTCTTCGTTACTGTTACCAGTTTGTTGAGTTGCGTTAGCAATGTGTCCTTTGTATGATAGATGTAATCTACCTTGTTCAGACCATACAACTTGATCAGCTGTCATAGCCTCTTCTGCACCTACTTGAGCAAGGAAACCAGAAATTGTACGAGGTCCAAAAACCTCAGCTTCTTTTTCCATCAAGTCAGGTACGTATTGTTGCGCCCAGCCCTGTCCAGCTGAAGACGCTAAATCTAAATAGTTATCTTCTAACGTCTGTTTAGTTGACGATGGAACACTATTTAAATTATTACCTGCAGTAATTGCCATAATAAAATGTTTTTAAATGTTATCTATTCTTTTTAATTTTAAACTTAAAATCGTTAGAGCTATCACCTAAAACCCTTACTTTTATCCCGCTATTATTAGCCACTTCACCAAGTTGTTGCCTTGGGTCCATGTTAACGTTCTTAGACTTAGCAATGCTTTCTTTTATAGCATCAGCTTTGCCTTGCTCGTAAAAGTGTTGAGCAATAGCATCTGGATTCATAGCTGTAAATAAAGATTTATGATAACCCTTAGCATCTGACATTTCATTACTTTCGTTCAAAAACTTTTTGACAAAGTTATTAATATCGCTTTGAGTATCTTTAACAGAGTCAGCATTTTTAACGTTATACCTAAACTTTTTATCTCCAATATTAAACTCAAAACCTTTGAAGTTTTTATTGAATAATTGATTAGTTTTATTTAAAAACGTTCTCTTCTGTTTTTCAGCCACAATCTTTTGCTCGTCCGATTCTTTGTTGTATCGGTTGAAAAAGTCTACAGCTTTTTGTTGCTCAGCAGTGAGCTTGCTTCCAGCTTTAACTTCTTCATAATATTTAGACTTTTGCCCGTCTAAGTAGGCTTTCGCTTCAGCAACTTGCTCTTTCAAAGCGATTTTCTTTTTTCTAATATCTTTTTCATCATCAACCTCTTCATCATAAGAGAAAGTTTCGTCCATTAAAAACTGTCTTTCTTCTTCTGTTAAATGAGGTTTAGTAGCTCTATAGTATTCTTGAAGAGCTGTTAGATTATCCATGTCGTTATAATCTTGGTTTAGTCTAACATAGTCTTCTAAACTACCACCTGTATCTTCCATGAAGTCAATTAACTTCTGTATGTTCTCTGGCAGCGGTTTACCTGTAGCTTCTGCTTCAGCAATAGCTTCTTGTACTTCTTCGGCTATTTCTTCAACTTGTTCTTCAACTTTTTCTTCAGTTATTTCTTCAACAACGGATTCTTCATCTTGAACACTTTCTCCGGTAGGTTCTTCATCTTTTGTTTCGACGTTTTCTTCACGAACTTCTTCGCTAGCTTCGGATTCGTCGCGAACAGGTACCTCATCTGTGCTTTGCTCTCTAGTGGCATCTTCTTCTATAGGTTTACTTAAATCTACTTTAATAACGCTATCATCGCCAGCGCTATCAAATTTACTCTCATCAACTGTTTCTGCAGTTTGTTCTTGCGTAGTTTCATCAACTACATTTTCGTTTTCTTCCATAATAAAATAATATATAAATTAATAGTTTATCTAGGATCAAATGTACCTAGATTAAATCCACCACCAAGTATATCATTACCTGCAGACTCAAAGTTTTTAGGTTCGCCACCTGTTTTTCTTTGCTCTATAAGCTCTGATTGTTGGCTTGCTTGTATTTTTGTTCTTTCGTCTTTACGATTCTCTTTGTTGGTTTCTCTTTGCTTTAAAGTTTCAAACTCTAATTTTTTAAGTTGAGAGTTTAATTGAAACTCTACTTGCATTAACTCTTTTTTAGCAGCTACCTCTTGAGCCATTTTTTGAGAGTTAAGATTAAATTTAACTTGCTCTAACTGCGCGCTCATTTGAGTCATAGCTTGTTGTTTTTGAACTTCAGCTTGGGCAGCTACTTGCTGAGCTTGAGCATTAGCTTGTGCTTGAGCTTGTATGTTTTGCTGCTGCATAGCTTGATCTCTTTTTAATTTTTTAGCTCTACGCAACTTGAGCATTTGATTAGCTAGCTTTATATTTCTTATTTCTCTTAAATCAATAGCATCTTCTAAATCAATATTCTTCTGAGCTAAAGCTTGCTGTATGTTATTTTCAAGCAAAGCTTTTTCTTCTTCATCAGGAGCTAACTCTATAAATATGCCAAAGTCATATAAGTGTAGCTCAGAAAGTTCTTCTAGTATAGCTACGTTGTGAGCTCCTATAGCTTGTATAAAAGCATCTGCAGTTGGAGAATATTCTAATATGTCAGATATTCTAAGAGATAAACACTCGCAAACTTCAGACGTTAAAAACAAACCAGCTTGTAATATGTGCCTTGTAGCTGTATTACTATTTGCTGCCGCTAGTTTTTGTACTCCAACTAAAGCATTTTTATCAGGCAAGCTACCATCTCTAGCTTCATTAAGTCCGGTAGTATCTCTAATCATTTGAAGATAATAGTTGTAATTACCTATTAAAGCTTGTAGTTTTCCACCGCCAGAGCCACTTGTTATTTCTTGTATTGGAACTTTGCCTGGATTAATATCACCATCTTGCGTCATTGATCTACCAATAACACTACCTGTTTGGAAGAACATATTTAAAGCTTCTTGCGGATTGTAGTTTGTACCGTTACCTAAATCTATTTCAGCTAAGCCATCAGCATCTAAATAAACGCCATCTGGCACCATACGAGACATTAGCTGTTGTATCTTTAAATGAGTTAATTGTATCATATCAGCAAAACCTGTTACTCTACTAACTAAGCTTTCTATTTGACCTTTGTATATTCTAGGTGCAACAATACTATAGTTCATTTTAACTTTAGTATAATCGCTTTTAGGTCTCATCATGTTTTTACACATTTCCCATTTAACAAGCTTTCTAGCACCTAATATATAAGCTCCTTCGTATAAAACTTCTACAGCTCTTGTTATTCTTTGGAAGTTTTCGTTTTCAGGTGGATTAAAACTATCATTTTTTAATATAGCTTTATCAGCACCTGTAGACGTTTGCTTAATCTTGTAAACATCGTTCATATAAGTTTTATAATTAAAATATAAAACCTGAACAGTATTTGTATCTTGCTCTTTATAACTAGAATAATCTTCTATTCTACTATAGCCACTATTTTTAGTTATTTCTTCTAATTCTTCTTGTGTAAGATGTGGAAACTGTTTGGCTAATTCATTTAAAGGTATTCTTTTTATTTCACCAACATAATATATGTCTTCAAAATATGGTGAATCAGAATATGAATAAACTAAGTCTGCAGGATCTACATACTCTACTGTAACACCTTCTGATGTATTAAAGTTAGTTTTAACACAGCCAATACCTAAAACAGTTAAGTCATAGTAAAATCTTTTCTTTATTAGCTCATATTTACTACCTTCTAAAAGCACAGACAAAGCTTGCTCTTCAGCTATTTCTACAGCTTGCTTGTAAGTTAGCTGCATGTGTAAAGCTAGTTCTTCTTCGCTACCAGGTATTGTAGCTGGGTCATTATTATATAAATTTATACCTAACTCTTTTTCAGCAAAATCATTTAATTCTTTTGCTCTCATGTCAGATATTATAGAGTCCATATATTCTGTACGCTTAGCTATACCGTTTGGATCTTGAGAATACGCTTTTATATCGTAAGTTCTTTCAGCTATACCATTAACAACTATATCGACAAACTTAGGAATAATTGGTACAGGCTTCCAGTCTAAATTTAAATAAGACAAATCGCCGTTTATAGATAGTTCATCTTTATATTTTTGTATTGATTGTTCTCCTCTAGCGTAAGATCTTAATTTGTGATACTCTTGTTGATTACTTGCGTATCTAGTAGTTCTATCAGATCTAAGACTGCCGTTCACTCCAGAGTTCCACTCTAACTCTATAGCCATAGCTACTTTTTCTCCATAATCAAAGCTTAATTTCTCTACGTCACTTACCGCTTGGCTTGGAAAGTAATTATTAACATAACCTGTTTTATTACTCATTTCTTATTATTTTAGATATACTTCCATTATTGCTATATTTAGCAATGTTTAAATTTAATGGTTTTTTGTTAATACTAGCTGTTGGTCTATATAAGTGTCTATTGCAAGCCATTATGGCTAAGCCAGAACTAATAGAGGCATCATGCTTTGTTCTTTTATTTATATCAAACTTACTCCAGTCATTTAACGTTTCGTTAAAATACATCGTGCCATAAGTGCCATCGTTCATTAAACCAACGTGGTCGTTAATATACATTTCAATAGCAGCAGCATGAGCTTGTTTAATGTCTTCGCTAGAGTTTGGTATACCACCTATTTCTTTTTCTGCAGTACTTAATTTATTCCAAACTTTATCAGGTCTGTTCATGCTAAAGCCTCTATAGCCTCTACGCTTTAAATAATATAGTAATCTTGGTTTGTTGTTTTCTGCGAGCAAAGGCATACCATAAAACACTAATGCCATTAATACATCTTCAAAAAATATTTCAGCGGTTTGTGGTCTAGCTATATATTCTAAAAAAAACGAATTAGCAGGCGCGTCTTCCATGCTAAACTTTGTTAATCCATGAAGAGATCCGTTGGATCCTCTACCATCAACAGTACCGCTAATATCATAACTATCGCAGCCAAAAGCGCCCATGTGTTCATTTCCTGGATATTTTATTCCGTTTCTATTTATAATTCTGTTCTGTAAACTACTAGGAGGCACCCAACTAACTTTAAACCTTCCGCTAGGATCTGGAGTAAAGACAACTTGAGTATCTTTTATTCCATTGATCCATTGAAAGCTTCCAATATTAACAGCCGCTAAACTGTTAGTGCCTTCATTATAATCTATTTGCTCGTATATTTTAACTAAATTAAATATACTGTTTTTTGTTTCATCTCTAAACGCGTGCTCTTCAGTTCTTGGAAACTGCCTGTAAAACTCGTTTAATGCGTCTTGATCGCTTTTTAAACCTTCAACTTCATTTTCCCAGTGATTAATTACACCTACGTCTATTAATTCACCGTGTGGTCCGTATACATCATTGCCAGGGTTATTAAATGCAGGTTGTCCATATTCGTCAATAAATCCTTCAAAGTTCCATTCCATTGGCATAAACAAAGAATATAAACCAGACTTTGTTTGTCCATTTCTATTTCTGCTTGTGACGTCTGAGTCATTATATAGCTTTTTAAAATTATTACCTCCTTTATCAAGAGCATTGCTTGTTGATCCCATCATACACTTACCAACTATACGAGCACCTAGCCTTAAACAAGTTTTAGTTACTCGCCAGTTGTTTAGAATATTATCAGGTCTTTCCCACTTACCACTTTCGTCGTGAACTAACAAGCTAAGCTTTTCACCGTCATAGCTGTTATCACC